CATCATCACTGAGATCTCGAACTCGAGTTTGCGTTCCTGAATTACCGCTGCGGTGTCGAGCAAATCGCCGTATTGCGCGCCCTTGTACATCACGAGCGCTGCGCCGACGCGATGGGTCATGCGCCAGGTTTCTGGACGGTCCGGATAGTGTGCGATTTCGATCGAGCTTGTCTGCGCGCGCAGTTGAGTGACTATTGCGGCTTCGATAGTCGCGATGTCAGTCGGGGTCGGCGGCGCGAAGATTGCGCCGGCCCATGGCGCGTCGAGCATGGCACCCATCTCAGTAACCCTTAAGATTGCCGCGGTTGAAGACGCGATCCGGTCCATTCACAGTTTCGACGGCGCCGGCGATTGGCGGCTCATTGCCGTCGGCGGCGAGACCCAGCGTGAGCTCGCCCGATGCGACTTTGCCGAGCATCGCGACTGCGTCTTCGTATCGTTTGCGCGCGTCTTCGAGGTCATGCAGCGGGCGAAGCGTTTGCATCCGGTACATCGCGATGTCCGTTGCGAGTCGGGTCAGAACCGCGGGAGGATCGGTCAGCGGAAGTGTGAAGCGGCCTTCGATGTAACCGTCGATCTCCGCGGACGCATCGCTGAGCGCCTGCGTAATTGGAGTGACGTTTATAGTAGTCGCCGCTGGATCTTCATTAGTCAGTTGGACCAGATCGCGATTAGGGTATCGATTAATCACATCTTGTGCGGTTGCATAACTCACTACCGTAACCTCATCGCGCGAAAGTCGAGTTCATACTCGGAAGTCTCTCCGCGGGCGCCGACAGGCACGCCCACGCCCGCGAAGAGTGGGGACGAACTCCGGTGCCGCGAGCAGGAGGGTACCCGCGGTGAACCGGATCAGGGAGACTTGGTTTCATCGCCGCGTCCTTACGCCAGGAACTCACTGACGATCAGGTCGGCGCTGTTGCGCCAGATGTTCGAGGTTGAGACTGCCGAACTGGTGCCGGTTCCAGCCATGAACTCGGAGTGCAGGAGTTGGCGCGCGACTTCTTCGAGCGCCGGGGGGACCAGCAGGAAGGTGCCGTTGCGGCTCGAGAGCGCGCCGAACGGCTGTCCGCCGTCGGTCTTGAACGCGCGCATCGCAGAGCGCACCGCGCCGTAGTTGGCGGGATTGCTGAGATCGGTGTTGCTGGCGTACGCGAGCTGCCAGAGCCCGACTCCGGTGTTTGCGCGGCCGTCGACGCCGTAGCGGAACTCGCGCCGGTTGAAGACCGCCTCGTCGTTCACGGTGTTCATCCGGGTGACCGCGTATTCGCGGCGGAGCTGAAAAATAAACGGCCGAATCACTCGCGACGCGTCGAGTAGATACCAGTAGGGACCCGAACCGGTGGTGTTGATATTGGCGGCGGTGGTCCCAGCCTGGCCCATCAGTCCGACTGGATGGCTCGCGGAAAAGAACGGGACGCCGTCGAAGCCGACCACGTTGTTGGGATTTGCGATCGCGTCCTTGATCATCGCGAACAGCAGCATGTCGGGATGGACCTTGGTGTCCCATCCGAGCTGCTCGATTACCGGCTCGTAGGCGCCGTAGGTATCGTCTTCGATGTCGTTGCGATCTATAGCTACTGTATCTTCGAAATTCTTATTGACTATTGTGTATGCATGCGTCTCGAGCGCCTGCACTACGCGATCGCCGAGCCATTCGCGGAACTTGGTAGTGCGCCCGAGCCATGGATAGGTAGTCTGGCGCGACGCCGAGCGGACCACGCTGGTGATCTGTTCGTAGTAGGAAGGCGGCTTTTCGAATCCTCGCTGGAAGACGACGTCGAAGCCGGTGAACAGAGCGGTCAGATTCGCAGCACTGATTTCCATCTAATTTTTCCTCGTCATCTTGATAGTTGTCCCGGTCATGCGAGCGCGACTGACTGATGCCAGAAATCGACCCACACCTGTCCGCTCGGATCGATCGCGACCACCTGGCCAGCGGCGGCGTATTGCTGCACGGAGGCTCCCGAGGCGCGATCGAGCGCGGTTACGGTGTTGTCGTCGAGCGCAAAACAATTGAGTCCGAGCTGCGCGGCGCCGACCGAGCCGTCGCTGGCGTAGAGGAACACGCCCTTGCGCGCGGTGATCGAAATCGCGCCGGCCGCGCCGGGATTGTTGATCGCGTTCTGCCCGGGCATCCCGTTTTTGACGTACTCGGCGCGTCCCACCACTCGCTGCGCGTTGGCGACGGTGGTAGTCGCCGAGGCCGGGACCGCGTTGCCGGCTGCGTTGAGCGCGACGATTCCGCCGAGATAAATGTTGGTGTTGGCCTCGACTGGGAGAACGCGCATCCTGCCGCCATCGGCCATCTCGGGCGTGTTACGCGAATTGCTTAGAGCCGCCATCTTTTCACCTTGCCTGATGCGCGCCGGCTGCGGCGGGGAATCCGCCGCGGGGGGACGCGATTTAGTCCTGGTTGTTCCGTAGGTCGTTTTTGTTGTTGCGGAATTGTGCGGAATTCAGATCGGCGTCAGCGGCGCGCTCGAGGCTCAGAAAATCGGCGCGTCCGCGTTTGCGTTTCAGAAATTCCGAATGCTTCAGGCCGAGCTGCGCGCAGATGACCAGTTCAGCCTGGTTGAGAATCTCGCGACGCCGATCGACTGGCGGCTCGCCGCCGAGTCCCGAATCGGCGCCGAGGAGCGACGGCTGCTTACTGGCGAAGCTCGCGAAGCCGCGCGCGTCGGCGGCGCAGTAGGCAATCGCCCAGTCGCGCTGCGCGGGGACAATTTTGCCGGCGCGGATCGCATCTTCGACCGTATGCGCGGCGCGCTCGCGCGAGCGCTCGGCCTTGAGTGCGTTGAGCTCGGTGAGCGCGCGCTCGAATTCCGCAATCGCCACGTAATGCCCGGGGTCGTTCGCGTGCGCGCCGATAGCGACGCCGGTGGCTTCGGAAGCCGCCCGCAGCTCGCGAACTTTCGCGATGACATCGGCGCCCGACGCGTCCGTGTCAAGCCCGAGTATCTCGCGCAGTTGCTGCAGATCCTTGGTAGGGAGTTCCATCTTTTCGTCCTTGGCGTTCGCAGCCGCCGCGGTCTCGGCGGCCGCGATCGCGGTCAAATGCAAGTTTGGATTGTTGGTGAGGCCGGCGCGCAGGAGCCGGGTCACGCTGCCTGTTGCGGGATCGAACTGAAAAACCGGAGAGACGTACCGATACTCGCGCGCGACGATCGAATCCACCGCACGCGCGGTCCATTCGACGCGGCCCCAGAGCGAACCGGCGCGGACAGCGAGCTCGCGAATCCATCCCGCGGCCGGAGCCGGGCGGCCCTCGGGCGCGCCGAAGTCGGTCGCATGATCGTAATCGATCGGCAGGCCCGCATTCATTTGCAGCGCATCCGTCGATTCGATCACCGCGTCCGGATCGTCGAGGCGAAATGGACCGCGACCGTCGCGTCCGTAGAAGACCCCGGCCGGGAGCAACTCGATCCATTCCGGCGCGGATGCGTCGGTGTTGTCGGCAGGCGCCTGCTCGGGCGAGGCGGGCGCACCGGCGGTATCGATCACGAAAGTAGGAATCAGTTTGCCCGCCCGCTTCTCGCGTTCACCGCCGGTGCGTGTAATGAGGTCTTCCATCGAGGGGCATTGTGCATCGAGTTTCGAAAACGCATAAGGGTGAACAGTTCACCCCTGAACTTTTGTGGCAATGTGGGAGATTACGGTTACTAATAGTAGGGGGAGAGGAGCGAAAAGATGGGGAGAGAAAAAGATCCGGATACCGAAACCCACACTGGGTTTCGGACTTCCTGTGTGGTTAAAACAAAAAAAGATGCGGCGCTTCGCGCCTGTTAGAAGTATTAGGGAGGACAAATCTTCTTTCCTAATTCCCTCTCTTTTCTAACCCGCTCTCTTTTTCAATTCCTTCTCTTTTCCAATTCCCTCTCCTCACAATTGCCTCTCCCTGTGTCGGGACGTGTCACAGACACACGGTCGACGCTCGTCTTCGAGCGGCAGGTGAGGGACCGCTCCTTAATTTGCTGACGCGTAAGATGTGTGGCGCACCGGACATTTGCGCCACACAAGGTCCCTCACCCTGACCCTCTCCCGACAACGGGAGAGGGAATTGGATGAAGAGGGAATTGGAGGGAAAGGGAATTAGGAAGGAGCGAAAAATCAAAAATGTTTTTCTTCTGCTTTCAGATCACGCGGGCGGTGCGGGGGCGGACTGTTAGCGAGTAGCGGCCGCTTTTGCGGGTTAGGTGGACTGGGGCGGCGAAGGCGTCGGAGAGGATTCGCGAGGTTAGTACTTTGGCGCGCGGGCCCGAGGCAAGGACGTGGCCTGATTTCAGGATCAACACGTGCGAGAATATCGGCACTACTTCTTCTACGTGATGGGTTACGAGGACCATCGCGGGTGCGCGGCGCGTGCGCGCTAGCCGGCTTAGGAATTGCAGGAAATGCTCGCGGGCGACTGGGTCGAGTCCGGCGCACGGCTCGTCGAGGATAAGCAAGCGCGGCGACGCCATCAGGGCGCGGCCAATCAGCACGCGCTGGCGCTCGCCTTGCGACAAGTAAGCCCATCGCCGTTCGCTGAGAGAGCGCGCCTCGACGCGGGCCAGAATTGCGGTGGCTGCGCGACAGTCGCGCGCGGTCATCTCGCCCCAATATCCAATCTGCGCGTAGCGTCCGCTGACGACGGCTTTCAGAGCCGTTTCGTTGTCCTCCATCATCTGGTGAACGCTCGAGCTGACCAGCCCGATCCGAGTGCGCAGCGCGCGCCAATCGGAGCGTCCGTAAGTTTCGCCGAGCACGCAAATCTGGCCCGCGGTCGGGGGCAGATATCCAGTGAGCGCTCGCAGCAAAGAAGTCTTGCCACTGCCGTTGGCGCCGAGAATTGCCCAGTTCTCGCCGCGTTCGACGCGCCAATCGACACGCTCAATGATCGCCGCGTCGCGCTCGATACGCAGCGCCCTGACTTCGATAACGGTTGGATCGGAACGCATCGAGCGAGATTTCTAACAGGCCCGAGAGGGAGAATGCGAGACGCGCGGGGAAGGAGAGCGCGAAAAAGGATCTGGAGATCCGGAACCCGAAAAAGCGGGCGCTCCCAGCCCCTTCAATTGAGTAAAGGTTTGCGTTGCGGACGCCGGCCGCCGGAGCGCCCGTCGAGATCCTTCGACTACGCAGACTTCGCTCAGGATGACACAAATGAAGGAAGGGGGAGCCGCGAAAGTGGGGCTGACCACTTCCCTTTGATGTTGTCAGACACGCAGGAAGGGGAGAATCGAGAAATTTTTCTTCGCCCATAGTTCTAACAGGCGCGTAGCGCCGCATCCTGTTTTTTTTATCGGACGGGAAGCCTGAAACCTGCGGGAGGTTTCAGATCCGGATCCTCTCTTCGGTCCCCTTCTCTCGCTACTGGCCGATGCCTTTCAGGGTCACTATTACCGTGCGATGCTTCGGGTCGCTGCTGGTTATTTGCACTGTGCTTTTCGCTGCTCCTGCGACGGTCGGCGCGAATTGAATGGTCACTGCGCTCATGCCTTTCGGGCTGACGCTGAATTGTCCGGCGCCTGAGCTTACCGGAAATTGCGCGCCGGGCATCGCGACTGCGCCGGTTAGCAAGACGGTGCCCGCATTTTTGATCCGCACCGTATGCAGCTTCGATTTGCTGCCGACGCGAACCTTGCCGAAGTTTATCGATTTCGGCTTGAGCTTGAGCGTCCCACCGCTCTGCGGCGTCGGCGTGGACGACGGCGTCGCCGTAACAGTCGGAGTCGCGGACGCGGTCGGCGTCGCAGTCGCAGTTGGCGACGAGGTCGGCGACGGGGTCGCGGTCGGCGTCGGGGAAGCGGTCGGAGTTGGAAGCGGCACTACCTGATCGTATTCGAGCACGCGATTATTGGCGGAGTCGGCCACGTACACATTGTTGTTCGCATCCACCGCCACCGCCGCCGGCATACAGAGACTGTCCGCGCCGACTCCGCCAATATCCGCGATCTCAATTCCTCGATTACAACCCGAAGTGCCAAAACTGCTCGCGTCGCCCTGCCCTATCGCTATCGCCGCCGCAGGATCGGATCCGAATGGCGCCGCGTACTCGAGCACCCGATCGTTATCAACGTCGGCCACGTATAGATTTCCGAGCACGTCGAGCGTCAGCCCCGCCGGAGAGCATAGCGTCGCGATTCCCGGAATGCCGTTGCCGCGATTACATCCGGAGGCGGTGAAATCGTTGCCCTGCCCGAACACTCGCGAGGCATTCTGCGTGCCGGAAAGCGGCGCATCGATTTCGAGCACCCGATCGTTGCCGGTATCCGCGACGAACATATTCCCGCTCGCATCGAGCGCGACGCCGCCCGGACGGCACATCGCATGATTGCTCGGCGCGGGATCTCCGCCGAGTCCATCGGCGCAGACCTGGTCAGTGAAATCCGACACGCCACTTTGACCGAAGGCTCGATTCGCGAGCGCATCGGAATTGACCGGCGGACTGTGCGGCGGCGCGAATTGGAGGACGCGGCTGTTGCTCGCATCCGCTATATAGATGTTGCCGAGGCGGTCGAGCGCGACCGCCGACGGATTGCACAACGTGGTCGCGCCGACCGCGCTCAGATTGCAGGTCCGGCTGGTGAAACTGTTGTTCTGCCCATAGACGAAGTCCGCGTTGGCGTCGCCGGCACCCGGCTCTCCGCTCGCCGCGTTGAACGGCGTGTTGTAGAGCAGCACGCGATTGTTCCCCGCATCCGCGACGTAGAGATTCCCGTGCGCGTCGACGCCGATTCCGCGCGGGCCGCATAGGCTGTCCGCGCCGAGGCCGGCGACGTCGATAGAC